CTCTTGGCTGTTCCCATAGGAACGATGGTGTAAGAGATGGTCAGGGTGTCGTTTTGAAGAATGTTTTGATCGGCTGGAATGGTAACAGAACCAGTTCCGCTTATTTCCTCTGCTGACTGCATCGCGTTCAAGATGTCAGATACCAGATTGCTGAAAATCGTTATCTGAGCAGTTGAAAGCTTTCCAGTTGCGGGATCAACTTTGATAGGTGAATTCACATAAGGAAGGAGGGCTGCGCGAACAGACCTACGAGACTTATTGATCACACGGTTGCGGGCGATGGTGCGGTAATCTCCATCAGAGCAAGTCTGATCGCTGGAGTAATACACCTTCCCTTCCAGACCGGCATAGCGGCAAAGGAATACATAGCCCTTGTCATCAAGAGCATCAATCTGAGCCTTCGTCAGAGCTGCGAAGTTGGTAGTGCTACCAAATTCACCGGCGGTCTCTGAAACATCACCGAAGCCCATTTCGATGTCAGCAATGTAGTTGCTGAGGTCGTGCTGCTGAACCCAACCGATGCTTTCTGCAACATTGGAGTTCACGAGGCTACCGAGAGCGATACCCAGTGTACCGATAGGAGTCTTGGAAGTGAGACTGTGCTGCATTGCCGCAACATTCGTTTCTGCTGACTGGCCGAGAAGGATAGTCACATAACGGTTGGTTGTGATTGCAGTAGGAATCTTCGCAAGAGCCACGGTTGTAGAAGGATCGCTTGCCGTTGTAACCTTTGCGGTATTGGCGTTCAGGAGAATGCTCACGGGAGCATGATACTGATTTGCAAGCTGAGCTGCAACAGTATGGATGTCCAGAATGATAGATTTAAGGGTGTAGGAAGTTGCTTCTGCGGTTGCAAGATGCCAGAGGTTCTGCTCTGTCCAAACACCAATCTGACCGATTTGTCCCTGAGCTGCGTTCTGCATCTCAACGAGGGCATTCCAGTTAGAAGAGCAGTCGGCGAAATACACGAAAAGTCTGCCATATCCACCAACGAGGTTGAAGAACTTCTTGATGTGATAATAGGCAACGCCGTTCAAGATGTAAGTCGCGGCTGTAGCGGAAGTGAGTTCGGAGTATTCAGCAATGCCAGCATCAATTGCATCATCGAGAGTGTTAAGCTCTACGACTTTTCCTTGCAATTTAGCAGCTGCTGCGGCTCCAGCTCCGGCAGTCCAGAAAGTTGCTCCCTGGCCGGAGATGTCAAAAAGGAGACCACACACCTTTTCGGACATGTTCACCTTAGAGGTTCCGATGTTACCGTCTGTGTCGGTCATAAATACGCCACCAAGTGCCATTGTTTATTGATTTTTATGATTTGTAATACGGATTCTTGTAAAGAATAGCCGAGCCTCTTTCGGAAGGTTTAGCTGTCGGAGGGAACGCTCCACCCTTGGTTGTGATGTAGAGTTCCGGCTGATCACTGAAGATTTTCAACACACGCTTTGCGTAGTCGGGAAGCTCTTTCTCTTCCACCGTCTTTTCAGTAATCTCCTTGACAACAGCTTTCTCCTTAACCTTTACTTCGGGAGCTTTGGTTTCGGTTGCTGCTGGAGCCTTAGGTGCTTCAACCATTTCCTCTACGGGAACTTCAGGCTGTTCTTTGATTTCAGTTGCTTGCTCAACAGGGGCCTCTACCACCACTTCCGAATTTACTTCGGGAGCTTTGGTTTCGGTTGCTGCTGGAGCCTTTGCTGTTTTTTTGCTTGCCATAATTTGACTTAAATTAAAAAGGGGAATGGAGTTATCTACCTCCACTCCCCAGGTTTTCACTTTGTATGTCAGCCTCGATTATGCACCGGCTGTGTTACCGTTACCGGAACCAGCAGAAGCGTAAGCGTAGGTTGTCCAGACAACGATCTCAGAAGGCAGAACGATGTTGACATCGACCTTCATACGCATCCGGAAGAAGTACAGCTCGGAATTGGCCTGAAGAGGTGCAATCTTCACTGACTCCTGGTCAGTTGCGTAGTCAACGCCCATCCAGAGGCAAGAGTCTGTGTCAGCGGTGAACTTACCAAGAGCGATGGTGTTCTCGGTGATACCGTTGATTACGACAACCCTCTTACCCTTGAAGCGATAGCGGTTGACCTCGGTGTTCTCGGTGTATTTGTCATCCTTGCTGGAAAGATACTCGTCATAGAGATCCCAGAGATCCCAACCCATCACGAAGACGAGTTTTGAACTCTTGCGGAGCTTCTTAGGACAAGCCTTCCAGATTGCGAAGAGAGCAGCCTCTACCTTTGCGCCGGTGTCAAGCTTGGTGGAACCAGCGAGAACAACCTTACCGGTAGCAGCTTCATTTGAACCATCGGCAGCAGCGAGGTTGGCAAGAACGCGAGCCATGAAGCCATCGAAATACTTCATAGGGCCAGCCTCAGACTCTCCACCGATAACGGTGTTGTCATTGCTGTCTGAAGTGATAGCGGTCTGACCAGCGGGAGTTGCACCACCCTTGCGAGAAGCCCAGATGCAGTCACCAATGTACTGATCCTTCTTGTCAACAAGGAGGTGAAGCATTGTAGCCTGAACCTTAGGATCAAGCTCGCGGAACACGAGTTGTCCATCGGGCTGGAAAGGAAGCCAGTAGTCTTCGAAGTCACGAGGATTGAACTCCAGGTAAACCATGAAGTCTTCAGGCTGGAGGTAACGCTCAGCGAACTTGTACTGGTTGAAGCCAGTGTTGTCGTTGCCAGCTCCCTGAGTTGTAGGAGTAGGAACATTGTCCTGGATGATCTTACCGAGACCAACATGAGGAAGCGTCAGCTTGTGCTGGATACCCGGCTTGATGTGGATAAGGCCCTCGGCGAAAGTGTCGTTGCCTTGCACGGTGTACACCAGGAGGTCTTCAAGGACTTCACCGGCATACGAATTTGCGGAATAGTGTATTGTTGCCATTGTTTTGGAATTAGAATTTCTTGAATTCAACTTTTCCGACAACTTCGGCTACCTTCTCGGCCATCTTCTGCTCAGCAGTTTTCATAGCCTCTTCAGCAGCCTTTGCATTGGCGGGATCATTTGCGATTTGCTCGGAGATTTTCTCACGAGCTTGAATGGAATCAAGGGTGGCCTTAACCATCTCAAATTTTACCTGAGCCATTGCAACCCAGTTAGCCTTTGCTGATTCGTCAATTTTTCCGGCTTCGATAGCCGCTTGGACTGTAGCCTCAATCTCAGCTTCTCTTGCTGCCTTCTCAGCGTCCTGATACTTCTGGAGGGAAGCCTTAACGCTGGTAAGTTCAGTTTGAGCATTCTGTGCCTCGGCCTCTTTTCCAGCAAGCTTGATCTTCAGCTCATCGTTCTCAGCCTTGACAGCCTCAAACTCGATGACTTTGGCCTGAGCATCCTTCAAAGATGCCTCGGCGTGAAGAAGTTCAGTAATGCGGGCAGAAACCGATGCAACTTCTGTCTCAGCAGAGAATCCCAATTGTGCCGCTACAGCACCAAAAGAAAGGATGTCTTTTTCCATTGCTTTTGTTTGTTTGTGTTGGTTTTGGATTTCTTCAGTTTGTATAGGAATAGATGCGACTGCCTCTACAAGTTTAACGGCATCCACCTCAGCAGAGATGGCTGTGAGCATTTCCCTCATAGAAACCATGTCGGTAATTCCTTCAATTTGATTCTTTACTTTGGTACGAGTCTGGGAAGTTGTCTTGATGACATTCTCCTTCGGAATGAACCCGGCCTTGACTGCGGCCTTTGCATCCAGATAGGTTCCATCTACATCTTCCGCACCATCCATAATCTTCTCAACCTCTTCCTTGCTCATGCCAAAGCGTTTCTGGTAGATGGTGGTAAGCTGACCTTTGAAAGCGTCAATCATGGCCTTGTCATCTTCAGAAAGGTTGTTTGCGTCACCCTTGGTGTAGCAGAAAGGATTGTGAATCATAAGAATGGAGTAGTCATGCATGAAGAGATTGTCTCCAGCGGCCCAAATGATTGAGGCCATTGATGCGGCGAGTCCTTCGATAACACAGTCAACTTCGATGGGGCAGCTCTGGAT